TATCCGGGTGGGTGGCAGCAAGCGCACAATCCTCGTGCAAGGTCACATGGGTACGGGCAAGTCCTCCCTGCTGCGCACCCTGGCTAAGGCACTGCCGGACCACACCGCGTGCTACTTTGACTGCACGACCAAGGACCTCGGCGATATCACAATCCCCCAGTTGCAAACGCTCGACGACCAAGGGTTCGTCCGGTACGTGACGCACGAGGAGTTGGGTCTGCACCTGGGCAAGCCCATCATCCTCATGATCGACGAGTACGGCAAGGCCAACCCGGCGGTGAAGAACGCGCTGCTGCGCCTGTTGCTTGAGCGCAAGCTGGGTTCGTATGACTTGCACCCGGATAGCATCATCTTCGCCACGACTAACCTTGGGGCCGAGGGGGTGGGTGATCTGCTGCCACCACATGCACGCAACCGCATGACGGTGATCACGGCACGCAAGCCCACAACCCTGGAGTGGATCGAGTGGGGTATTACCAACGGCGTGGACCACGCGGCGCTGAGTTTTGCCAAGGACAACCCACACATCTTCCAATCATTTGAGGACGTGCCCAACCCGGACGACAACCCGTACATCTATCACCCCAAGGCACCGCGCACAGCGTTTGTGACTCCCCGCTCGATGGAGGCTGCGTCTGACTGGCTCAAGATCCGCGACTCGGTGGACGACCAGACCCTCACGGCCATGCTCATCGGTACTATCGGTGAACGTGGTGCGATGGACCTCATGGCTCACGTGCGCATGGCTGACCAGCTACCCAAGCTGGAAGATATCAAGCGTGACCCGATGCATGCCAAGGTGCCCGACTCTCCGGCTGCTGTGTGTATGGTGGTGTACCGCACGCTGCAGGTGATCGAGCGTGACTGGATGGATGCGTGGATGGACTACATGCAGCGCCTGGACAAGGAGGCCCAGGGTATGTTCGCCAACGGCGTGCGTGCTGACAAGTATCCCAAGCAGTCTATCGTGATGACTAACAAGAAGTTCACACAGTGGGCCATGGCTAACAACTACATGTTCACGGCCGAGAAGAAATAAGTTAGGGATTCCCTAACAACTCAGGAGAAGACACATGTTAATGATCGGTAAACAACTGTCGGCTGAACAGCGGCTGACCAAGGCAGTGGTGGACATCATGTCTAACCCACGCTACGTGGCGCTGGCTGGCATCCTCATGCTGGGTGATCGCTCGGTGTGTGACAAGACACGTACCGCGATGACAAACGGACGTGACGAGAAGTATGGGCGCAAGTTCATCGAGACTCTTAACGATGCCGAATTGCGTTTCGTGGTACTGCATGAGTGCTATCACAAGCTCTATCGTCACCTCACCACGTGGAAACATCTCTATGCGACCAATGCGATGAAGGCCAACGTGGCGTGCGACCACGTGATCAACATCAAGATCGCGGACGAGAACCCAGATGGGTTTGCCAAGATGCCAATGAAAGATGGCAAGCCAGTGGGTGTGCTTGACATTCAGTACCGAGGCATGGACAGTGCGCAGGTGTATCACGCGTTGCCACAAGATGATGACGGCTCGGGTGGTGGCTCGGGTGGTGAGGACGGGGGCCTGGACAGCCACGACTGGGAGGGTGCGCAAGACATGCCCGACGAGGAGCGCAAACAACTGGAGCGTGACATTGACGAGGCGGTGCGCCAAGGTGTGCTGGCTGCTGGCAAGTTAGGCACGGGTGGGCGGCGTGACCTGGATGCGCTGCTGACTCCCAAGGTGGACTGGCGCGACGCGTTGCGTGAGTTCATCAACACAACCTGTGCAGGTAACGACTATTCCACGTGGCGCAGACCCAACCGCAGGTTCGTGTCATCGGGTCATTACATGCCATCGGGTGTGAGTGAACGCGTGGGTGAGTTAGTAATCGCTATCGACACGTCGGGCTCCATCGGTGGGCGTGAGTTGTCTCAGTTCCTGGGAGAGGTCAAGAGTATCTGTGCAACTGTCAAGCCCGAGGCGGTGCGGCTGCTGTACTGGGACACCCAGGTGTGTGCTGATGAGAAGTATGCAGATGCAGACGTGGAGAACATCGCAAGCTCAACCAAGCCAGCAGGTGGCGGGGGCACCGACGTGCGCTGCGTGCCTAAACACATCACCGACAAAGCGCTCAAGGCTCAGGCTGTGGTCGTGCTGACTGACGGGCATCTCGGGGGCAGGTGGGGGCAGTGGACTCTGCCTGTGCTGTGGTGCATCATGGGTAACAACTCTGCGATGGCAGACGTAGGAAAAACTATTCACATCCAGGACTAGGGAGATTTGCCCGTATCGGGTGTAGCCCGGTAGATGCGATACCGATGCGGCGGGTACGCGGTCCCTAGTCCGAGGGAGGATGCCTGTGTATTCGAGTTCCAAACACGAGGGGGGCGTGGAATCTACTTATCCCCCCACCCATAACTGTTAACTGTTCAACATATCTAGGAGTAAGACATGGCCAAGATCAATGAATCATTCCGCTACGGCGCAAGCCTCACCGAAGCGCTGCAAACCAGCACCGCAAGTTTCATCCAAGACTATGAGGAGTGTGTCGCGTCCCTGAGTGACGAGGACAAAGAACAGCACCGCCTGAGGTGGGACCACGTGGACAAGCTGCCCATGACCTGTGAGTTGGCGAAGTGGTGTAAGGCGTTACTGCGTGTTAACCCTCGGCTAAAGTTTGCACGTGCAAATTCCGGGTACAGAGACGTGTACACAAGATGCAACATCCCTGCGGAGGTCTGGGTCTACCTGCCTGATCAACCGTATGCGCTCATGCGCCTGGGGTACAGGGACTATCGCACCACCCGCAACAGCAGCGGCAGCAGTCAGTATGGCGTGTACTCACGCTGTATCACCAACTACAAATACAAATCCCGCAACGAGCAGTACTGCATGGTCATTGCCGAGACATTCGACCGTGCGCTGTCAAACGCCAAGAAGTATCTGCGTGCCTACAGCACGGAAGAACTCATGCAGGTAAACCTGGAGCAGTTCACGGAGGCAATGAGTAATGAACGTATGGAGAAGTACCGCACAAACAATGAGAAGTTTGGCAGTGTGCGTAATTCTCCCGACTTGCTGGGTGAGTTCCGTATATTGGTTAATTCAGGCTACAAGTTTCACCATCCCAAATTGCAGGCACAGGTAATGGAATGGCTGGAATCAAGTCAGGACATGCAGCAGTTCGATGCGCAGGTAAAGCACGCCTACTTCGTGAGTGTAAGCACGCGGTTCGATCAGCAGTACTTTGACGTGATGGAGATGTTTAACGTGAACAAAACCACCCGCACATCCACGGATGCAAAGTCATACCGAGAAGCAGATCTGCCTGAAGATATCGCAGGTAGCATGGCTGCGCTGATGATGGTCAAGCCTGGGCATTACATCTCTGGTGTGGGTATACGCACGACGACCACAACGTTTTACGTGGAGCGCGTGTGAGAGAAGACTACACGTATCGGGTAGAAATTGGAGGTGAGTGGGTCACCATCATTTGCTTCGGGTTTCCATCAGTTGACACTGATTGTGAGGGAAGCTACTATGGCGTTGACGCTCTACCCAACTGGGTACAGGAACGTCTCGCTGTATTGATGATGACACCAACTACAAAACCAACGATGGATATCGAAAAGGTTGGCCGACGCATCTCGGAACATGTCTTTTGGGTTTACGCACCAGAAGACATTCCGAGTGACGTAGCCATGTGAGAAATGTTAGGGATTCCCTAACAATAACTAGGAGTGTGAACGTGAACAAGAAGATGTCAACCGCCCGAAAGATCCGGCGCATGCTGGACAAGGGCATCACTGTACGTGACATTGCGCAGCGCCTGAAGTGCTCGCCGCAAACAGTCTACAACGTACGATACCAAACCAACCGCAACAAGGGGATTGGCTCACTGCCTACGATGGTGGTGTTGTCACCTGCCCCCAAGCGCCCGAGAGGGCGTCCCCGCAAAGTTGATAGTAGTGCCTCCCCCCAGATACCGCCCGCCGTGGTGGCCCTCCCTCAACGTTCCTTATGGCAGCGTGTGAAGGGGTGGTTCCCATGGGCATGACACCAGAGGTACGCGTCAAGCGAGTAGTCATTGCGCAGTTAAAAGAACTCAAAGCGTATTACTTCTACCCCGTGACAGGGGGCTATGGCGCAAGCGGAGTGCCCGACATTGTGGGTTGTTATCGCGGAATGTTCTTCGGTATTGAGTGCAAGGCTGGGAAGAATAAGCCCACGGCACTACAAGAGATGAACTTAGAAGCGATAGCTACCCAGGGTGGCGTGGCTTTGGTCGTAAACGAGAACAACATGCACGAGGTCAAGAACATCCTGACCCAAAGTGCAGAGGATTTTCATCAACATCACTAGGAGTATCAACATGTCTTTAACTATTGAACTGGTCAACATCACACCAAAGATGGCGCGTGAGTGGCTTGAACTGAATACCAACAACCGCCACCTGCGTGAGGAAAACGCGCAGCGTTACGCGAAGGATATGCGTAACAACGAGTGGAGGCTCACGCACCAAGGCATTGCGTTTTATGATGACGGCTCACTGGCTGACGGTCAACATCGGCTAAAAGCAATCACGCTGGCTAATAAGTCGGTGCCGTTTCTTGTGACTCGTGGCATTCCACGTACATCTGGACACATGATTGACCAGAACGTCCCCCGCATGGCGCATGACGCCATACAGATCGCAGGGAATGGAAAGTGGATCGACCGCAACATTGTGGCTGTGTCTCGCACGTTGCTAGGTGACATGGGTGTGAACACCACACCACGCTCCGTCGCAGAGATTGCCGATTATGCACAGCGGTATGAAGAGCCTTTGCAATACGCCAACGCGTTGTGTGTAAACAGAAAACGGCACGTCACAAGCGCACCCATCATCGCGTGTTATGTCAGCGCACTGGTAGGTGGGGAGGACCGAGACAAGATCAAACGATTTGCTGCCATCATGCACAACGGTGAGATCGCAGGGCCACACGAGAACGCGGCAATCAGACTGCGCGAGTTCCTTGTGAGTGAAGGTGGGCGAGCGTGGATGGGTGTGTCCCGTGTGGAGACGGCCCGTAAGGTGCAGCGTGCAATTCAGCTTTTCTGCCAGGGCAAACCTGTGACTAAGTTGTATGCGCCTGATCAGTTTATTTACCCCACACCACGCTGAGGTGCAACCATGAACACACCAAAAGTTGTGCCATTCAACACAGGAAAAGTTTCAATTGGCTCACGCTATGAGCCACCTAAAAACTACACTGTTTCGCGTGACATGGAGAACCTGCAGCGGGGGCTACTTGAGTCTAGGCTTGAGCGTCGAGCGCAAGCTGCGATGGTGCTGGTGTACGTGATCGCAATCGTCTCAGTGGGGTTTGTATGGGTGATACGGTAGGGTTGTGTCAGTGGATCGCAGAGCAGCTTGACCGGGGATGCTTGGAGCAGGATCTTATGGAGTCTATGCTCATCAGTGGTTGGCCTGAAGATGTTGCTGCACAAGCACTATCGAAAATGGCTAACCCTGATGGGTTTCCTGCCCCACAGGTAAAGGACAAGACGCATATCACTATTGATGGACACACCATGAAGGTGGTTGCCACGTTGAAACATCCCAAGGTGGTGGTGTTCGGGAACTTCTTGACCCCACAGGAGTGCGAGGCGTTGTGCGAGGAGGCAACTCCACGGCTGGAAAGATCTCAAGTGGTCACCCCCGATACAGGGGGGTCTCAAGTCAATGAGGCGAGAACCAGCATGGGTATGTTCTTTGGTCGAGGAGAGTCCGAGCTGATCAGCCGAATCGAGCAGCGTATTGCCACGGTGGTGAGCTGGCCCGTTGAGCGAGGTGAGGGGTTGCAGATTTTGAAGTACACATCGGGAGCTGAGTACAAGCCTCACTTTGATTACTTTGACCCGAGCAATTCAGGAACCAAGCACATCTTGCAGCGAGGTGGGCAGCGCGTAGGCACCTTGGTGATCTATCTGCGTGAGCCTGACGGTGGTGGTGCTACTACGTTTCCTGACGTGGGGTTTGAGGTTGCGGCACTGCAGGGGAACGCTGTCTTCTTTGGATACGACACCCCACACAAGTCCACAGGTTCGCTACATGGTGGTGCTCCCGTGGTGGCAGGTGAGAAGTGGGTGGCTACCAAGTGGCTGCGACAACGTACATTTATTTAGGAGTAATGAGATGGACGAAGAAGTAAAGAAAGCAATCCTGCTGGCGATTGATGCGCTGGAGTCCTGCTGTGATGATTGGGTTTACGACGACCGTAACGGACGTGAGTACCTTGTGCGGGACTTTGAAGACCAGAAGGTAAGCGCCGCGCTCAAAGCGTTGCAAGCATTGGATTGGGAGGAAGAATGAATCCACTAGAACTAGCTGACCAACTGGAAGACCCGGAGCGGCACTTCCCCGGTAACTTTGAAACCGAAGGCAAAGCTGTAGCCGCGCTGCTGTGCTTGTGCCAGGACGCTGCGATAGAGATACGCAGGATGCAACAGGGAATTGAAACCCTCCATGCTATGTATGAACAAGCGTGTAAACAACGCGATGAGGTGATGGATCAACAGAGGGCAATGATTGCCGAAATGCGTGGGAGGGTGCAATGAACCGCGATGACATCATCCGCATGGCGCGGGAGGCTGGGTTGTCAAACGATTTTGGGCGGTTTGGTTACCCCTATCTGCCAGAACTTGAACGCTTTGCCAAGCTTGTCGCTGCTGCGGAACGTGAGGCGTGTGCAAAGGTATGCGAACAACTTTACGCAGACGGGTTTGGAATAAATTGTTGCGCCGCCGCCATCAGAGCAAGAGGGGAAGCCAAATGACCGACAGAGAACTAATGCAGCAGGCGCTTGAAGCCCTGAACAGGAGCGACTACTTGGGGTGGCAACTCAACATCCCAATCATTAAAGCACTGAGCGAGAGGTTGGCGAAGGAAGACGACCCCATCGTCGGCACAAAGACGTGGTTCAACGAGGAAGGCAAGATCGTGCAGCAGGAACTCAAGCGCAGCGAGGTTTACAAGCCAGCCATGCAGCCCTGCGCCGGACGCAACTGCGGCAGCACGAATCCCAACCTGCACTCAGCAGAATGCTTTGAGGACTACGAGAAGAGCACCGGCATGAGCGAGTGGAAGGGGCTGACGGATGAGGATGAAATCCCTTGGGATGGTGTTGATGCCAAGTCTTTTGCCAAAGCCATAGAAGCCAAACTCAAGGAGAAGAACACATGAGCAAAATCAAGCCAGTTGAAATCCCTGATCAGTACAAGGAAGGCGCGGCGCAGACCCTGCACGATGCGCTTGACGAGAACCCTGATACGGTGATCGTGCTGATGTTTTGGAAAAGCCGTGGGCAGTTCAAGATCAAGACCTCTATGGTTCCCGACAGGCTGATGCTGATCGGCGCATTGGAAGAGGCGAAGAACAAAGTCATTACGGATGGGTATGCGCCATGACCGAACTACACGCCCTTCATCACAGCGTCAAAAAATCCCGCAGCAGATCGCCCCGCAACATGGCGTTCATGCACATACCGCACTCAGATCGTGAGTTCATTGAGCAGATGGCCCTGAACATCTTCACCGATATGAGCAACGCAGGATGCTCACTGCAAGCCACGCTTGCGGCGATTTACCTGAGCGGGTGTGAAAACGCCATCAGAGCAAGGGGGCAGGTATGACTCCGCTAGTTCAACAAGCTGTCAAAGTGGCACCGCAACCGGAAACAGCGATGTGGTTTGATGTTGGTAGATTAACCCCGTTGCCTGAAACGCAGCGATATCCGATAGATGTTTTGATGCACCCGCCATTTAAGCGCACAGGCATCGCAGGGATTGATTCCAAAGGACGCAAGTTCAGCCTATGGATGACTGCTGGCGAAAAGAGCGTGACCACGGCTGGCTGCACGATGGAGCCGCTGCAATACTTTGAGCCATTCGCGTACCTAGAAACCGATGATGGTCTGAAGTATTACAACAACAACAAAGAAGTGACTCGACAGCAGATTGATCCAGTTCTTAGGATGGTTTGCGCGGTTCTTGCCAAGTTGTCAGAAGGTGGACAGGCTTATAAACCGACTCCGCAAAAGACATTCATCAACCGCAAACGGGCCGCCAAAGGAAAGCCGGCGCTGACATTTGATTGGCACACGGTAGAGATTGGGCCAAAGGCTGAAAAGTCTGAACCGCAAGGAGGGACTCACGCAAGCCCACGTTTACATGATCGGCGTGGTCATTGGAGGACATATCCATCAGGCAAAAAAGGATGGGTCAAGGCTTGCAAAGTTGGTGATGCCAGCAAAGGCGTCGTATTCAAAGACTATGAGGTAAAGCATGACCACTGACCGTCAGCTGATAAAGATTGCGCTGGAGGCGTTGGAACTAAATCTGCCCATCATTGAAGATTTTGCTGGCAAAGAAGAATTAACCCGACAACACAAAGCAATTGCAAGTCTTTATGAAGCCCTTCGCACTCGGCTTGCAGAGCCTGAAGAAAAATATACCTACGGCACTCCGTTGTTGGATGAGTTTATTGGGAAACAGCCTGTGCAAGAGCCGGTGGCGTGGTTATCCGATGACGGCAACGTGATGTTTGGCCCCGGCCCGAAAGGAAAGTTTATTCGTCCACTCTATACCCACCCACTTAAACCACATTATTCAAACACTGACAACCCTGTTGACTTTCCCAACAATGAATCTCAATTACAACCTGTTTGGAATGCGGGGCCAACAAATCAAGATTATGAAGAAGCCATGCGCATAAAACGCCTCAACAAACTTACTAAGCGCGAATGGCAGGGGCTGACGGATGAAGAAATTGCGGAGCTTTATATCAAGTGGGACAAAACGCCGGGAGTCAGCATGGCTGACTTTTCCCGCGCCATAGAAGACAAGCTAAAGGAGAAGAACACATGACCCAATTCGTGATCTGCCCAGGCCGCAGGGTTGACTACCCTATCCATGCTATGTGGCGCAGCGAGTGCTTGAACTGCCAACGCAGGATGGCGATCCTCAAACCAACCGATAAAGCAATCAGCCCGTGGACTGGCCATGGCCCATGCCCTGACAAACTGGAGATGGAGAAGTGAAATGCCCAAGATGCGACGCATGGACGATAGTCAAGGACACCCGCAACAACAGACGCAGGAGGGAGTGTGCGAACCTTCATCGCTTCTGGACGCTGGAACTCTTAGAAGAAGTAGCCCTTGGCCATTCAAGTGGACACTCCAAGACAACCGATGGTATGTCAATAAAAGCAGCCGCACTCGCAAAAATCCCAACCGTTATGAGGAAGCTCCGTGGTGAAAGCAAATGAGCAGCAGGTGGGCGGCACCCACTACAAGCAGTTTACGCATGAGACCTGGGACGTAATTCACGACTGGGGGCTTGGGTACTTCGATGGCAACGCCGTTAAGTACCTGTCACGTTGGCGGCACAAGGGTGGCATCAACGACCTACGCAAAGCCGCGCACTACATACAAAAACTAATTGAGATTGAAACCGCAGTGGAGAAACGAGATGAACCTGATAACAATTGACTTTGAGACCTATTACGATAGGGATTTTTCCCTGTCAAAGATAACGACAGAAGAGTACGTGCGATCCGATTTGTTTGAAACCATCGGCATCGGCGTGAAGGTTAACAACGAAAAAACTGTATGGGCAAGTGGTGCACATGAAGATCTCAAGCATTGGCTCACGACTGAGTTCAACTGGGCAGAGTCCTTTGTCCTGGCTCACAACACAATGTTTGATGGCGCTATTCTTGGCTGGCGCTATGGTGTTCGCCCTCGTGGCTGGCTTGATACTCTTTGTATGGGGCGTGCTCTACATGGCGTGGAGGTTGGGGGTTCGCTTAAAGCGCTGGCTGAGCGTTATGGCTTGGGAGAAAAAGGTACAGAAGTCTTAAACGCAATCGGCAAAAGACGCCATCACTTCACCGATGCCGAATTGTCCAGATACGGGGACTACTGCATCAATGATGTGGAGTTAACGTACAAGTTGTTTCAACGCATGGCGCGTAACTTTCCTAAGCAGGAGTTCAAGGTCATTGACCTGACGCTGCGAATGTTCATTGAGCCTAAGTTGGAGCTAGACCTGGGCATGTTGGAGCAGCACCTAGCAGATACAAAGGCAAAGAAGGAAGCGCTGTTAGCCAAGTGCAATGCGGACAAAGCTGAACTGATGAGCAACGAGAAGTTTGCAGAAGCGCTCAGCAGTCTGGTTGACGAGCAGGGCAACCCAGTGCCCGTGGAGATCCCCAAGAAGATCAGCCCCGCCACGGGTAAAGAGACTTATGCGTTTGCTAAGTCGGATGAGGAGTTCAAGGCGTTGGCCTCACACCCTAACGAGCAAGTGCAAGCGCTTGTGGCGGCGCGGTTGGGAAACAAGTCCACATTGGAAGAAACCAGGACACAGCGGTTCATTGACATTGCCAAGCGCGGTACGTTGCCCGTGCCGATTCGCTACTATGCGGCGCATACCGGGCGTTGGGGTGGAGACGACAAGATCAACATGCAGAACTTACCTAGTCGTGGAGAAAACGCGAACAAGCTAAAGAGCGCCATCACCGCGCCTGATGGGCACGTCATCGTGGATGCTGACTCCTCACAGATCGAGGCCCGCGTGCTGGCGTGGCTGGCTGGGCAGGATGACTTGGTTGAAGCGTTTGCGCAGAAGAAGGATGTCTACAAGAAGATGGCCGCTGCGATCTACGGTAAGAGTGAAGACGAGATAACAAAGGATGAGCGGTTCATCGGTAAGACCACGGTGCTTGGTGCCGGATACGGGATGGGCGCTGCCAAGTTCCAAGCTCAGCTAAAGACCATGAAGGTAGACGTGGAGTTGGATGAGTGCCGTCGCATCATTGACATCTATAGGCGCTCCAACGACGCAATCGTGCGGCTGTGGCGACAAGCACAAAACGCATTAGTAAGTCTCTCGCGCCGCGACCCCGCGCCGTTGGGTAGGCCTGGGGTGCTGGAGGTGTTGCCCGAAGAAAGCGCGATCAAGCTGCCAAGCGGACTGCTGATGCGGTACGACGATTTGCGGTTCTCCGAAGGCGAGAAGGGGGTGGAGTTCCACTACCAGACCCGCAAGGGGCGCACACGTATTTATGGTGGGAAAGTAGTGGAGAATGCTTGCCAAGCCATTGCACGTTGTATCATCGCGGAACAGATGCTGCGTATCAGCAGAAAGTATCCTGTGATCATGACGGTGCACGACGCTGTGGCTTGCATGGTGCCCGAAACCCATGCCGCTGAGGCTCAGGCCTACGTGGAAGAATGCATGCGTTGGGTGCCCGCGTGGGCTGAGGGTTTACCCGTAGATTGCGAGAGCGGGGTAGGAAAGAGTTATGGAGACTGCTGATTCGTTTATTGACTATGCGATGCCGCTGATGCAGATC